CGTAGGGCTCCCAGTGCTAGTTGACACACTCCATGCAGTGCACGAAGCCTTTCAACTTTAAGACTGAAGGGAGATGCTCTTGGCACTAGAGAAGAAAACTCGTACGCGGATTGTTAACCGCTATGAGGCCCACACTGGTTTTGAGTCGCTGGGTTCACCAGCTCTCAATATTGATACCAAGATTGTGGGATCTCTAGTGTCGACTCAGACTACTGAGTCGATTGGTCATCCGATTGGCCGTTTAGGCCATACGAATGCGGATGTTGGTGGCGAGTTTTTCTCGTCGATTTGTACGCACAGTCATAACTGTCCGTACATTGAAGTCTGGTCAGGTGGCGTTGGAAATAGTAGCTTCTATCGAGGCCCTATTTTCCCGTTCCTGAACAGATCTTCTACTACTCTTGAAAGCCTTTTCTCCTGTTCGCGATCAACAGATTCTACGTTGAATGCGCTTGGGACAACTGCTATCTCTAGAGTAGTACCCACCAACCCGGTAGCTGGTTTGGCTGTCACTCTCGGTGAACTCCGAGAGGGATTTCCAAAAATGATTGGTCACTCTCTTCGCCAGCTAGGTCCGCCCCGGAAAAATGCAGCCGGGGAGTATCTTAACTGGGAATTTGGGTGGAAACCTCTCATTGCTGACTTCAAGAAATGGCTTCATGCTTATCGTAATTCCGATAAGTTATGGTCTCAGTTCTTGCGCGACTCAGGTCGCCGTGTCAGACGACGCTACACATATCCAAAGAGCATAGAAATCACGAGTTCAACTTCCGCTACTGCTTTCCCAGCCGTAGACGGTTTGCTCTCGTTAGATTTCTGGCAGGGGACTGGAAGTAGTCGACACCTCTTCACTCGTTTTTCTGAGGTAACTCAGACGAGAAGAAGATGGTTCTCCGGTGCTTTCACTTACTTCGTTGATCTGGAAACAGACCAAAAAAGTATGTGGAAGGATGACCTTAAGCGTCTTAAGCACCTTTATGGCGTCGAGGTCACTCCAGAAGTTATCTGGAACCTAACCCCCTGGTCATGGGCCGTAGATTGGCTTACTAACACTGGTGACATTATTACAAATGTCACTAGGTTCAGTGAGGACGGCTTGTGTATGCCTTACGGGTACATGATGGAAACAACCATCATGGATTACCTGTATAGGATGCGCAATGTTACTCCAAAAGGATATAACATTGCGGACCTCACTCAGATCTTCACACACACTGTGAAGTACCGTCGTGGGGCTACACCCTTCGGTTTCGGGCTGAGCGAGGCAGCTTTCACGCCTCGCCAGTGGGCTATCATTGCGGCCCTGGGTTTATCCCGGTCGAAGTGAGCCTAATTCACGCACTGCAATCGCGAGTCGTAGACTCGCAGAAGGAGTAATTGCCTTGCTTGCCGACCCAGTCACTATCACCGTCAACGCTGTCGCTCAAACAATGCCCCGCACGGGATCCGGAGTTAACCTCGGATCCTTTACGGAAGCAGATGGAACTAACTCGGTTAAAGTCGCTCACCAGTACGGTAAGCGAACTCGCCGTGAGTTCCGTTTTAACGACAAGAAGATCGCCGCAGACCCATTCGACGCCACGCTTAACCGCGAGGTTGGAATGTCTGTCTACGTCGTGGTCGATCTCCCCCCTCAGGGATACACGGTCACCGAGGCTAAACTTCTTTGCGAGGGAATGTTTACATTCCTTACCGCATCGTCGTCTGCCAAGTTGATCCAATTCCTGGGAGGTGAGTGCTGACCCGGTGCCCCACTTAGTGGGAGTGATTCAGTCTCGGTAACATGGCTTGGGAACACCCACTCTATTTAGGAGGAGTGTTGAAAAGCCTAATGTTACTCTGGAAAGAGGTAGCTCTTGAAGAGAGCTACCAGTGTCGCACCAGCACAGATCGAGATTATAAAACGATTCTCGATCGAGTTCAATGCGAGGGGCAGTCGTTTCTCACGATTACCCTTCCACAATTCGGCCAAGACTTTCAAAAATGTCTTGAGCAAGAATATGTGGACTCTGCATCTTTTCTTGGTTTCAAGAAAAGGCTTGGTCTCCCTGCTTTTTTGCGGGGTTTCCTGAGTCGCATTTTCTCCAATGACGGTGTTCTACTACCGAATCCCTGTGTAGACTCCATCCGTGCCGTGCGCCAGCTTACGCTGATGTTTGGCAAGATTGAGCTTCCATGCTCTCCCAAGCGGGAGGATATGGCCTACAATAGGTATTTGGAGTGTGAGCAGGATGTCAGAACAGCAGATAAAGAGCAATCGGAGGATGGATTTATACGCTATAAGCGTATTAGCCGTCTTCTTTTTGCAGACCTTTTTTCCAGAGTTGATTTTGCAGTTTACTCTGGCACTGCTGTGCCTCGCCATGGTCCTGGAGCTACTGCTGATGGCCTTAAGGCTAATCAAAAGTACCTTCAAAAGGAGTGGACTCAACGACTCGAACAATTGTTCCCAGCCGTTGAATACCTCTTTCCTTCCTTCTCCTCCTGGAGAAGTGCCCAGCGAGTTGACTTCCTCGAACCCGGACGGGAAAGACCTGTTAAGGTAATCACCGTTCCTAAAACGCTGAGGACGCCTCGACTAATTGCAATGGAACCTACTTGCATGACTTACGTGCAACAGGCTCTATTGGAACTACTCGTGCAAGGTGTAGAGAGTGATCCTGTTCTCTACGAGTTCCTTGGTTTTGATGATCAGTTCAAAAATCAGGAGATGGCACGTCGAGGATCTCTCAACGGGAATCTCGCAACTCTTGATCTCTCTGATGCATCAGATCGCGTCTCTAATCAGCATGTACGGGCGTTACTCGAGAAGCATCCTTGGCTTTTCCAAGCCGTAGATGCTTCTCGCTCCCGGAAGGCTGATGTACGTGGCAAAGTCATTAGACTTGCCAAGTTCGCG